TTAGCATCAAATTGTGATAGTTCAGATGATGTTAATTTAGCTGAGCCGCTTACGTCTTTGTAAGCAGCGTCAGCTAGGAATACGGAAGATATTCCAGATTTGCCTGATACGGTACCAAAACCAGCTGTTAAACTTTTCATTGTTTTACCAGAATAAGATGTGTGAAATACAATACCCATTCTTGCTCTATTAATTTTTTTACCAATGTCTGAGTCAACAGGAACGGCATATGTAATAGTGTTAGGTGTAAAAGTAATCATATTTTCACCGTCTATTGTAGCCGCTTTTAAGTCTGATTTTGAAAAGAGAAAATCTCCTTGTAAGATACCAGAGATGTTTAATTTTTTAAGTTCTCTTAATGCTATGTTTAGTTTGTTAGCTAATTCGCCACTATGATTTCTTCTTATATCAGATGAGGTGTAATTGATTTTAGGTGTAACATTAAATACTGATTTTGTACCAACAAAGAATTGGCCATTTTCAGGATTAATACCACAGATTATAGCAGGAGCTCCGTCCCATTTGACGGACATATTGACTTTCTTGCCAGACGAGCCAGCAAGCATATTTCTGATAGACTTTAGGAAGTTAATAGCATTTTCGCCACCTTTTGAGCCACGATTTATTATGTCGTCCTCAACGTGTTCTAAATGTGTATTCTTTTCCTTTGTAAAAAATCCTTTAAAACTAAACATTTCTCTCTCATTTTTCCCATAACTATAATCACTTGTTCCATATAAATCAACTGTTTACTTATATTTATAACATTAAATTCTTGTCCATAAAAATTTTGGTATACCACCATTAGGCTCCCAAACTCTATGTTTATTTTGAAACTTTATTAATTTAAAGGCGTCTTCTTCAAAAAAGTATTGAGCTATTACATTATTTGTAGGCTTTTCAATAACTTCCCATATTATATCTTTCTTATGCTTTTTCATTTTCTTTACATAAGAAAGATTAGGTTGTTCGTTATTAGGCCTTCTATCACCTTTATGAAATTTGACCTTTTGTATTTTCTTTTTAGACATTATGATATTTTCATATCCCAACTAATTATTCTTTTTACTTTTACTGACTTACTTGGTTCTGTAAAGTGTCTAACAAATTTAGGAACAACTACTATTGTACCCTCAACAACTGGTAATGGATAGTAAATAGTTCTATCTGAATACCAATCATTCCACGGTTGAATATATTGTGTTACAGGTGCCTTTTTATCCATATTTAAATATAAGATACCTGATAAACCAACTGAGCCGTGATCGTGTGGTGTATGATATTCACCTCTTTTATATGATACTGACCATATATCTTCAATTTGAATATCTTTTTTTAATCTTTGTGATAACATATTTAATTCTTCACCACAAATATTAGCAAAGGCTTCAGCAAAACCACTTCTATCACTTTGTCTATTTGTTGCGAAAGTTTGCATTCCGTGTCTTTTCTCTGGAAAGCCCTTTACTAATTTTTCTAATTGTTTCTTTTTATTAGAAAAATTTAATGTGGGTAAAGACCACATTGGTATTGTAAACAAACTACCTTGTATCATTAGTTTAACTCCTTTTCTTCGACTTTTTCTCTATGTTCAAGTCCTATTTTTTCCATAACAGTATTAAAGTCTTCTTCTATGTGCCAAAAGTTTTCTTTTGACCAAAGAGCAACCTTATCTTTTGCTGTTAAGTCTTTATATATTGTGACTATGTTATCCACATTGATAACAATATCTCTACCCTCGAAAGGTGGGTTCGCATTTGTAAATACTACAAATTTTGCCATTTTATCTCCTATACTTTGAAATCAGAAAACTTATCATAAGCCTGTTCAGGTGTAGGATAATTTTCTTTTTCTTTTGTTTGGTTACTATCTACTATATTTTGTGCTGTGTTTTCCACGTCATATAATCTCATTTTACTTCTATCAACACCTACAATAAATGCTCTGTTCATACTAGGGTCGTTATATCTATTCTTTAATTGTTTTACTTTCATTTGCCCTAACGATTCTAATTCTTCATTAGACATTAACGCAAACATAAAATCAGCAGTTGCTGGTAAACCAAAACTTTCTGAAGTATCTTCTAAACCGATATCTGTACTTACATAACCAGTTCTAGTTGTTTGTGTAGCAGAAAAAATTGGTAAATTAAACTCAACTGCTAGGCCTCTTAATTCTTCAGCAATTGCCTTAATATAAAAATAAGAAGATATATTACCACCTTTAAATCTGCTACTAGCACAAATATTTAAATAATCTACAAACACAACATCTGGTTTAAAACTTTTCTTTAATGATAGTTCATTAATTAATGCTCTAAAATGACCACTATGAGCTGACGCTGTTGGATATTCTTTAATGATTAATTGACCTGTTGTTTTACTTCTTAACTTGGCCATTTTATTATCATATAGTTGTTTAGGCATATCGTGTAAATCATCCATTGTAACATCCATTAAATTGGCGTCAATTCTTTCAGCAATTCTTTCTTCAGCCATTTCTAAAGTTATGTATAACACATTTTGACCTTGTGTTAAAAAGTTAGAAGCTACGTGACACATAAACAAAGATTTACCAACACCTGTACCAGCCAATGCGATATTTAAAGTTTTACTTGGTACACCACCTTTTGTAATCTTGTTAAAGAAAGATAAGTCAAAAGGATATCTTTTTTCTTTTGTATGGTACCAATCAAATCTACTTTCAGCGTCACCAATATAATCGTGTCCAATATGATTGTCAAAACTAACGGCCAATGCCTCACTTAATATACTTGGTATTGCCTCTGGCTGTCTTTGTTTATCTTTGCCATCTAGTATCTTAATACCAGATAATACAGCATTGTGTACTGCTCTGTCTTTACAAAACTTTTCAGTTGTATCTAATAACCATTGTAAGTCGGATTTCTCGTCTGTAAAACTAATAACAAGTTCTTTAATTAATTTTAATTCTTCTTCATTTATATCTTTTCTACGGCCAAACTCAATTAAAATGGTTTCTTTTGTAGGTAGATTTTTATATTCTTGTACAAACTTATCTATTTCTTCGTACAATAGTTTTTCTATTCTATTTGTAAAGTAGTCAGGTTTTACAAAAGGTAAAGCCTTTCTTGTAAACTCCTCATTATAAAAGAAGTTTCTTAAAATAGTTATTTCTATTCTCTCGTTATTTGTCAAAGACAACGGTGCCATCTGTTACCTGTTTTTCCAATTGTTCCATTAATATATCACCAATAAAATCTATAAAGTCTTGTGAATCAATATCTGCCTTATTAGGATTACTTACTATATCATAATCAAACTTCATAGGCAACGTTCCGTCTGGATTTTCATCTCTAGCAAATCCAACTTTGCCGTACTTATAGATAACGTTTTCAAATTTACCATCAACGATTTTTATACAAGTAAAATCGTCACCTTCTTTTTGAACAAAAACGTATCTTTTTTTATTCTTCGTCTGATCCGTAGCTGAATTTCTTTTTGGCATATTCATCAATCTTATCTAATACTTCTTTTGTAAAATATTTTTCAGGCTCATCATTGATGTTTTTACCAAATACTTTAGAACCATCTGGCATTTCAAATCTAGTTGATACCTTTTTAAAGATACCAGCTTCTTCGCCTAGTTCTAACAGACCGTAATACTTATCAAGTCCTTTTTTATAAGTTAGTTTGACATCTATTTGAGCATTTTCTTTTGTTAATCTACTTTTATAATTTTTACAATGTATAATATTACCAACTACTTCAGTACCGTCTTTTTCTTTTCGTTTACCTAAGTAGATGATTGATGAAGCGGCGTACTTCAAACCTGAACCGCCACCCATTTCTTTTTGTGGGAACATAGAACCAATAACATCATAAGTGTGATTGGTCATTATCATAGGTATATTTGCTTTACCTAATTTAAGTGTTAAAACTCTAAATGTTGATTTGACTATTTGTGATCTAGTCATATCTCTTGTTTCTTTACCAGCAGCCGTATCTTCCATTTCTTTTGTAGTAGATAACATACCTAAACTATCTAACACAAACATTAATGGTTTACGTTTATCTTCTGGTTGTTCTAAATATTTGTCTATAATTTTAATTGATTGATTTCTAAATTCTTGTACGGTGGCAACTGGTACAATTACCATTCTACTTGAATCAACACCTCTACCCTCAATCATCTCTTTTGAAATGGCACTTTCTGATTCAAAATAAATTACACCTGCGTCTTTATCTGTATCTAAAAAATGTTTACAGATACCTAAAGCAAAGAAAGTTTTACCTGTTGCGGCTTCACCAGCGATTGCTGTGATTTTATTTCCAGGCATACCACCGTAAATACTACCTGATAACAAAGCATTAAAAGAATACGAGCCTGTATCAATAAAACTTGTTACGTCTGCGCTATCAACACCTTCACTTACCAGTGAGGCGTATTCATTACCTGTTTCTTTAATTATGTCCTTTAGAAAATTGCTCATATTCCATTATCTCCTTTTCACTATATTTTAATATGTACCACTTGATGTTATTATTATAACAGAAATTCTTAATTTTGTCAAGCTCCTGTGGCTTAAAATGGTACCGTTCTACAATTTTACCCTTATTATATATCATTATTTCCATTAGCAATATTGAAATTTATTATACACCTAATATCTTTAGTAGGTTGTTCAGCTGTGTGCCAGTATAAACCATCAAATATTACAACCCTACCTTGTTTTGGTTTTACCCTTTTCTGTTCTTTTACATCTTCAAAAAATGGTATATCATTAGGTGATTTACTTTTATAGTTATAAATGATTGTATCACCATCACTATCGTTTACATAATATAGAAAAACCAAATGTGGTTCTGTTCTATCTAAATGTGGTGTATCAACACCCTCTCCTATATAATCTTTATTTAGTGGTAATTGTAAAAATGATCTGGCCTCTAGTATGTCATCTTTGGCATATAAAGGTTTCATTTTTAATTTTTTTCTTACGTTTAAAACTATATTGTAAATACTATCGTTTAAATTTTTAACGTTAAAAATTTGTTTTAGACCAGGTCTTCTTTGATGTAGATTATCTTTTAACGATACATCTTCTATAAACATCCAATTAGTGTCTTCAAATAAATGTTTTTTAATACGTAATTGTTCTAATTCGCCAACAATATTATCTATTACTATTATTTTCTTCATCATCAAATACATCTTCCCAACCTTTTTTAGCTCTTAACACAATAGGTCGGCCTTTTTTAGGTTTTTCAAGTTCTAAATTTGGCATACTAGCAGGTCCTTCCCATTCAAACCTTAATGATGGTTCTTCAGGTACCCAACCTTTTCTTGGTTCTTCATAGTCTGAAGATTTAACTCTTGCCCATAATAAATCTTTCATCTCTTTTAAATCAACCATACCAAAATCATTATAAACTCTATTTTCAAATTGTTCAGCCATATTATGTACAATCTCTTTATTGTATTGCACTTTTCTTTGGTAGTCCCAATACTCTTTTAAATCTTCGTAATCTTTTTTTGTTATCATCTGATAATTTGTATTTGTGCACTCGG